TCTCGAGCCCCTGCGCCTTCTGACTCCAGGCGTCGTGTTGCGACTGCTCGGCCTCGGTGAGATCGCGGTGTTCGGCCTCCGCGGTCGTCATCGTATTGAGCATGCTCTGGGCGACGATCGCCCGCTCGGACTCGAGGCCGTGAATGCGTTCGGGGATCGTCGGATTGCTCATGGCAGACTCCTGCGCCAGGGATTTCACGAGGCGGATGCTGGCGCTGGCATTCGCGGGAATGGTGACCAGGGAGAGTTCACAGATTTCGGATTTGGTGATGCGTCGGGTGCCGTTCCGCAGGAACTCGACGCCGCCGTCGAGAATCCGGTGGCCGATCGAGACGCCGGTAATCACGCCGGCCTTGATGGAATGCCACGCTTCATCCACGCGCGTTTTCAGCGTCCCGGGTTCGTCGAGTTCCGGGATCTCGGCGTCGAACAGGATGCCGCCCGGCGTGGCGGTCAGCGTGACCGTGCCGATCGGTTGTTTGGCGTCGTGATGCCAGAGCAGGGGGAGGGGATTCCGGAAGGTGGCGCCGCCGGGGTCGACGCTGTCGCCCTGGCGATCGAGCTCGGGGGTGGACGCAATCCCGCTGAATCGGCGGCCGGCCGGCGCGACAGACTTAATCTCGAGCAGGCTATAAGCGCGGTCCACGGGACGGCCGCACTATATCGAACGATAGATTGACTTGGCTAGAACAATCTGATTAGCCGACCACCATCACGGAGTAGTCGGCCTGGACGTTGCGTTCCATGGCGTCGATCGCCTGAATCAGGGCCACGACCCCGTCAATCCGTTCTGTCGAGGCCTTCTTCGAGGGTTTCAGGTTGCCGGCCGGGTCCGTTTCGACGGACACATTCCCGATGTTCCACCGCAGGACCGGGTGGCCGGCGTGCCGCAGGGTCTGTGAGAGGACGTGTTTCTCGAGCGATTTCGTAGCGGCCGAAAGTCCGGCGAAGGTCTGCGGGACCTTCACCAGCGGGCACCCGTCCTGCTCGAGCCGATAGATCAGGCTCGTCGCATTCCACGGGTCGGTCGCGACCATTTCGACGTCAAACTCGGCGCGCCAGGCCTCGAGGTGATGGCGCACCGCCTCGTAGTCGCCAATGGTCGGCCCGGGCACGGTGGTCACGTGGCCGTCGCGCGCCCACTGGTCATAGGGGACGCGGTCGCGGCGAACCCGGTCGGCGATCCGCTCGCCGGGGACGAAGAAATGCGGGAGCACGGCGAACCCGCCCGCGCCGTCGGGGAACACGGCCACGAGCGCGGTGAGATCTTCGGTGGAGCTCAGGTCCATCCCGACGTAACAGCGCCGGCCGCGCAGCGCGGCGCGATCGATCGGGCCCTGGCAGGCGTCCCAGGCCGTCAGCGCGATCCACCGCGACGCCTGCTCGGTCCACTGATTCAGGTACAGCCGGCGAAAATTATTCTCCTGCGCCGGGATTTCTGTCGCCCGAGCCGCGGCAATTTCCATCTCCTCGAGGCTGCGAAAGTCGCCCAGCGCCGGGTTCGCCTGCTTCCAGACCTTGCGGCTCGTCCAATCGGCATCCATCGGCGCCTCATACAGCACCGGCAGAAACGTCGGATCCAACTTGGGGCGTTCGCGGACCTTCTGGGCGTGCGCGTAGAGCTCCCAGAGGATCGAGTGCTTGTCATAGCCCGCCGTCGAGATCACCAGCATCAACGGCTGCGCCCGCGCGCCCATCGAGGTCGAGAGCACGTCGTACAACTCGCGGCTCGGGGCCGCGTGGAGCTCGTCGTAGATCACCATCGACGCATTGAACCCATGTTTGCTGTACGCCTCGGCCGAAATCGCGCGGTAGACGCTCGCGCTCGGGCGGTGCAAGATTTTTTTCTGCGATTCGACGATGTCGCACTCGGCGGAGAGGCCCGGGTCGTTGCGGATCATCTGGGCGGCGACCCCAAACACCAGGCCGGCCTGGTCGCGGTCGGCCGCGGCGGAGTAGACCTCGGCCCCGGTCTCGCCGTCGGCGAGTAGGCCGTAGAGGGCGACCGCGGCGGCGAGCTCGGTCTTGCCATTCTTCCGCGGCAGCATCAGCAGGCACGTCCGGTACTGCCGGCGCCCATCGCGCCGCGTCTTGAACAGGCGCTCGAGGATGCGCCGCTGCCAGGGCCGCAGGTTGAACCGCTGGCGGGCGAACGGCCCTTTGGTATGGGTGAGGCTATTGATGAAGGCGATCGGGTCCCTGGGTGGCGCCGGCGGGCTCTGGGCCCCGTCCCGGCGGACCTGCCAGCCGCCACGCGGATCCCGTTTCGGGAGCAAGCCCAGCAGGTCAGACAGAGGTTCGGTCACGGTGCACCGTGGATCCAGCCCATGTACAAAGCGTCAATATTTTGACCAAATCCTGTGTCGGGGCCGCCAGGGTTTGCGAGGCCTAAAACATTAAACATTTCGCATGCCCCCCGTCGACGCGTGTATCAAATGCGGACGGATTCGGCGGATTCGGACTCGTGCGGATCTCGGCGGATCTCAAGTATCTCATGCACCAGCCTTCGTCTTGGCGATATGACACTGAGGGCACAGCGCCTGTAGGTTCTCACGCATCCAGAACAATGCGGGATCACCATCATGCTTGCGCACATGGTCGACCTCGAGCGCGAGCGTGACCTTACCGCACTGGGCACACGCATACGCCTGGTCGACCAGCACCTGCTGGCGCAGGCGGGCCCACCGGGCGACCCGGTACCAGCGGCGCACGGCGGCATTCGAGCGGCCGGCGTGGGCCGGGCAGGCCCCACGAGGGACGAGCACGGCGCACCCCGGTTGCGCGCAGTACTGCATTACGTTCCCGCTTCGAGGCGTCGTTGACTCGCGCGCCCTTCGAGAATGGATCGGGCGGTATCGTACCGGTTCGACGCAATCTCGCCGCGACGCCGCATCCCATCTAGTTGTTCGAGCGCGGCTTCTCGTTCGCCTTCCGTGACGCCTTCGTACAGTTTGAAGCGCTGCGCCTCACCATGATGCCCGTTCCGGCGCGGTGCATATTCCACAACGAGAAATTGCCCATGCGCGATTAGGTTTCGTTGGACCTGGCGTAATTTCTTCCGCACCGCGCGGCGATTGACATCTGATGCTATATGGAGAAACGTGCGCGAGGCACAATCGACATCGCACCAGACCTGTTTTAGTTCCATCGCCAGATGATGCCGTAGGTGATTGTGGACGGCGTCATAGTTCCAGCCGCGCAGTGCGCGTTCTTGTTTCCCGACACGGACGAAGTTGTCGATGCGTTGTTCAACGAGAGCGGTGTCGGGCATACAGTCTCCTCTCAGAGCGCGTCGCGCAATAGTTTACGGACGCGATTTAGACGGGCCATTCCATCGTCCCGTCCCTCGTTGTGGTCCGGGTGCATTTTCGTGACGAGCACTTTGAATCCGATGTCAATCAGGCGGAATCCGAGTTCGCGCGTGAGCCGCGCTTCGGTCTCGCGATTGGTCCGTTCTTGCGTGAGTCGTTCGATATTGAGTTTATTGACGGCCAACCGCACGGGCTCATGCCATTTCGACGGCCGGTTGTAGGACGGTGACGTGATGCGGGCATATTCAGTCATCGTGGAGGCGGTTACTGCAGTATCCACCTCGTTGGCGACGTCTTTTGCGTAGCGAATGTAGCGATTCAGTGTTGGTTTCGCTAAACCAAAATGCATGGTTGCCCATTGATTGAATTCGCCCCGAGCAATTTCGGCTTCGGAATAGTGCGACTTCGCTTCAATTAGTTTTTCACCAGCTGCACGGAAGTAAGGCATCCCTGCATCTTCCGCTGCATGCCGCCCTCTGGCTAAGTCCTCCTGGATCAGCGGCACGAGCACCCGCAACGGGCGCGCGATCTGCGACTTTGATTTGACGGCGAGCGCGGTTCTCATCGAAACCTCCATCATTCCAGTTTTGGCAGATCCGCCAGGTCGACCGCGATCGGCGGCCACGCCTGCGCGAACGCCGCGATCTCGGACGACAGTTCGCGCAGGACGGGCTCGAGCGCCGGCGTGTGGGGGAGGGCCCGCGCGATCACGCGAAGGGCGGAGGTCGCCCCGGCGAGGTACGCGAGATGCAGCATGCGCGTTTCGTCGACCGGGAGCTCGTCGCGGATGACATTGCGCTCGAACTCGAGCCAGTAGGTCGCGACGGAGATCTCGTCGCGTTCCTGATCGTGGGTGCGTTGTTCGTGGCGGTTCACCGGCGGTCCTTGGACGCGTCGATCAAGCGATCGAGATCGCGCCGGTCGATCAACACGCTACGCCCGACGCCGACCTTGAGGCCCTGGCGCCGGTTGGCGACCGGCAACCGCACCGCGGGCAATTGGCGCGCGTCGATCAGCCGGTCGAGCGACGCCGTCGACACGCCCAGGTAGTGCGCGGCCTCGGCGCGCCCGAGCAAGCGCGGTCCGTAACTCGGGGCCTCGGGCTCGACCTCGGGCCGGTGTTTACTCAGCGGGGCGGCAACAGCGGCCATACGCAATCTCCCTCTTAGCATCGCCATGTGATCCACGCAGCCAGCAGAAACAACACGAGCGCGATCGTCAGCGCGTCCGAGGCGGCGCGCTTCACTAGGCGGTTAACCGGTGTTTCTCGGGTGAGAGGCGCAACCAGACCGGCCCGGCGGCGTAGGCCGCGCCCTCGGCCGGGGGATAAATCCACTTGTCCCACTCGGGCGGGCCGGCGAAGTTACACGCGGGTTTGGCCTCGGCGCTCACGCTCGAAAAAATAATGTCGTAAATCCCGGCATTGGTGCCCGGGATGTTGAGGCCGAGCATGACGGCGTCCACCGCGTGGCCGTGATACTGATTCTGGCCGGGGTCCTTCGCGATATGCCCCCAGTAGGGCGAGCTCTCGGCGTGCAACGCTTCGCAGCAGTCTTCCGTAAACTTCCCGCACCCTTCGTGCGTCCAGAGTTGCGGGTGCGTCTCGGCGTATACGCGGTTGATGATGTCGAGCGGATTGGGCGGGCCGCTCGGCGGCGGCGTCGGCTCGGGCTCGGCGCCGGCGAGCTCGAGGACGACGTCGTCGACTTGTAACCGGGCGGCCCCGTCGTCGTCGACGGCATCGAGGACGAGAAACCCGCGCAGCCGTTCGGGGAAATAATTCGGCGCCGTGACGGTGAGCGTCGCGCCCTGCTGATCGGGCGTGTCGTCGTCGATGTAGCACACCTGGCCCTGGCGCCCGCTGCTGTGGGTGTACGGGACGCCGGTGTAGCTGCCGCCGCTATCCGGCGCCAGGGTCACGGTCGCGTCGACGGGGGTTGGATAGATCACAAAGCTATACGGCATGGGGTCTCCTTGTGAGCGGGGTATTGCTCGCCACCAGCGTGAGCGCCGCATCGAGATCGGCGGGCGCATACCGAATGTGCATGACGCGTAAGTGCGCCTTGAGCGCGACTTTCAGATCCGCGATCGACTCAAAGCCTTCGTCCTGCAACACGTGGCGCAGTACGCGCGCGATGAAGCGGATTTGTGTTTTGTGATCGTGTGGATTTCGCATCGCGAGGTTCTAATTCTTTCTAGTTAACTCCCTGCGGTACAAGTTCCAGTGATCGGCATCGGGATGAGTATCGGTATCGGTATCGGATACCCCCCGCCGTTACCGTCGTGTCACCAGTGACATTTGGCGATGGAGGCGCTGTTTGTTGGCACTTTTCTCAGCCTTCGCCATAAGTTCGTCAATGGTTTCGTGTCGATATTCGCCCCCGCTTTCGTAAAATTTTCGGAGCACTTTCGCCTCGACTTTTGCCCACCGTGTCACGTC